CGTTCCGACGTGAGCCACTTCATCGCCGGGTATTTTACGTCCGTGACCTTCTTTGTCCAGATACCGGCTTTCTTCGCACTGATGATACCTTCCTCCGTGCAGATGGTCAGGTATTCCAGCAGCAGAGAGCAGCCGTCCACAACTGCGCCGATCTTCTCAACGCGCTTGTCGTAGTCGGTCTGGAAATTGACGTTGTTCGCCGCGTGTGCATCCAGCAGGATTTGCCGGGCAGTCAGCCGGATGCCATCACCGTACAGACGGAAAGTGCTTTTGGAAAAGCCCTCCCTGTCCCGTGTGTCGAGTGCATGGACGGCAGTGCCGCACACCTTCTGGATGTCGCGCACATCTTCGAGCGCCGCGACCTTCTGGATGATCTTCCGGGCATCGCTCCGGCTGATGTCGTCGGTGACAATGCGGGTCGCCCTCTGGGTGTAGCGCAGCAGCTCCCGCGCATTCGCGCCGACCTTGAATGTTTCAGCCATCGTCAGAACTCCACCCTTGCCTGCTCGGCATTCCACGCGCCGGTCACGGTCAGGCCGTCCAGACTGCCGAACGTGGCAGAAAACGGGTTTTTCGTGACGTTCGTGCCGAACTTCAGCTCAATGGCCTTGATGCTGGCGTTCATAGCTGCCACACTGGCACGGATGTCGCTGTGGGCGTTCTCCGCACCGTTGTGAGCGTCCACGGCTGCGCTGATGCGCTGGTCGGTCTCGGCTTTTTTGTAGCCGTCCACTTCCCACCGCTGGCTCTCGGTCAGGTGGCCGTTTGCATCCAGCGTGGCAATGCCACCCGGAATGCCGATCTGGTCAGTGCGGACAACATCTTCATCCGGCGCCTTGCCGGGGCCTGCGTTAAAAGAACCGTATGCCATTTAGGTTCCCCCTTCCTGTGCATCCGTGTATTTCACGGTGCTTGTAATGTGATACTGTGCAGAAATTTTCTCGGTCGGAGCTTTGGCGGCCCTCAGCCGCAGCTTTCCTTCGAGGCTTTCGGTCGCAATAAAGCCCACCGCACCCGCCACATCGTAAAATTCCGGCAGTACCGTAACATCCACAATGTCGGTAGCCAACAGGCCCGCAATAGGGATGTCACAATAAAAATAGCCGGGGGAAGAATCATCTTCGCCCCAGCCATCGACCGGAATCGTAAAAGACACCGCAGCCGTGACATCCTGCTTTTCGTGCAGGATGTCATCAGTTTCCTCGAATCCGTTTGCAGTTGCTTCGGAAAGGTCTCCGAGTGCGGTGTTGCACTGCTTGATGTGGCTGCAAAGCGCGGCAAGCCCTGTGCCCAAAAGCGTTTTGATCTTCGCTTTTGCCATAGAGCTTACCTCCTCATGTCTTAGTCAGCCAGCAGAGCGGCGATATCCTCTGCGGAGAAGTCCTCCACGTCCTCGTCGTGCAGAACATTCTCCGGCTCGGTGTACACGGCGACTTCCTTGCCGTCGATGTTCACATTGCCGTTGGTGGAGCTGGCGGCAGTCTTGGTTGCGCCCTCAGAGACACCGGCCAGCTTTTCGCCCTCGGCATCGGTCATCAGGCGCTTGCCGGTCTCAGCAGCCACGAAGTCGGCAGGCTTCTTACCGCTGTCGGTCAGATTGCCCTCGCCATCCAGTGCAGCAAAGTTGCCGGCGGTGGCACCGGTGGCCTTATCGGCCTTGCCGGAGATGTCCACTTCCTTAGGGGTGGGAACATACAGACCATCATCCTTCAGAATCAGGGCGTTGCCGGCAGCAGCGGAAACATTGACCTTGACATCCACCTCATAACCAGCGATGGTAACGGTGGTGGATGCATCCTTGCCGGTGGTCTTTGCGGCGTAGGTATCGACCAGAGCAGCCATGTTCAGGAAAGAGTAGGTGCAGCTGTCGGGGTTCTCGCCCTTGACGGCCAGAACCATGACCGGCTTGCCGTCCAGCTTGGGGTCGGTGGCGCCGGGATAGGTGGTGTCGGAGAACTTGAACTTGCCGACGAACGCGGTCTTGGTCTGGTCGAGGAACATCTCGGTCGGGAAGTCCATGGAGAAAGCAGCTGCGCCGGTCATGCCGGTGTTGGTGTAGAAGTTGACGGTGTTACCGGTCACCTTCACGGCCTTAATGGCGGCGTTGGCAGCGGTCTCGACCGGGGTGAAAGCGTCCTTCTTGACGAAGGTCTTCTTGATCTCGGCGGTCAGGTTGCGGATGGTGGTCTTGGTAGAAATCTGCTTAGACATAGTAGTGTCCTCCTAAAATTATTTCAGCATATCAACGATTTCCTGCTGCGTTTCTTCCTCGTTCAGCAGGTCTTCGCTCGTCATAACGGTTTCTTTGCGGACAGTCAGCGCGTTTGCGCTGTCAAAGTCAAGGCCTTCGCCAATGCGGACGGCAATAGCGCCGCTCGCGTCACGCTTCAAGCCCTGACCGATGCTTACGCTACCGGTTTCACCCGAACCACCTCCTTTCCCGAACAGGGTTACGGTCGCCTGAATATCTGCTTCCGGGATGCGCTGAGCGAAAAATCTGATGAAACCATCATGCGTTTCGCACCCGTTCAGGACGCCCGCTTTGGTCGTAGTATAGAAGCTGCCAGGAGATACAACGCCAACGGGTACAAGCTCGCTGGTGCTGTCCGACAGTTCTGCGTCATAAATGCACTGGTAGTAATCCATACCGCCAGCGTTTTCGTAATCATCCTCGCTGCGGGCGGGCTTCCACCCGTCAGCCGCAAGGGTGAGTTCGTAGGAGCCATAGTAGCCGCCTGTTCCGCCGTCCACCTGTTCCTTGATAAGAGCCTTTACCTGTTCTTCGTTCAGGATTTCCCCGGATTCAGACAGGTTCTTCACGGCTGCGCTGACCGCTGCCGTGATGGTCGCTGCATGGGCATCAGCGGCGGCGTTGTGCTTCTCAATTTCGGCCTTGACCAGCTTCATCAAAGCCTGCATCTGCGGGCTGAGGGCAATTTCGATTTTTGCTTTGTTCGAGATTGCAATAAGGGCAGCAATCTCAATTTCAAAATCAGCGTTCACGCTGGATGCAGGGACTTCGATTCCACGTTCATCCTGCATGATGAACAGCAGCACTTCGGCATCATCATTCAGGCGGCCATATACGCCGATCTGGTGCATGATGTAAGTGCTTTCTGCTCCGGTAATCTGGATGCTGACTTTCCGGGCCGTTTCCTCTCCGTCCTTTACGGTGTCAATCGCAAGGATGGTCAGTTCGTGCGTTTCGCCGCTGACGGTCGTTTCTGCCGACAAGTCGGTTTCAACGATGCCGGTGCCGCTCACGGCGCGGGTGATGGTGAGCGCGCCGCCGGAGAGGGATTCCGACAGGAGCGCGGCACCGGCAGTTGTATAACTGGATTTTTCCCAGCTCATGTTGTCTGTCCTCCAATCTTGATGGTTACGGTTTCGTGCGTGTGCGCAAGCCCGCCGGTGGCGTATGCCTGCGCGGTGATGTTTTTCGGGTGGATGGCTCCGGGCAGTTCAACGGTCGTCTGCATCCGCGCTGCGCTCATAGCACCGGCAACATAGCCACGAGCCGTGACGGCGCGGGGTTTGATGCTTCCGGGCAGCCGAACGGTGCAAAAGGCAGCCATTCCGCAGGGTGCGGCGGCGACGTAGGCTGGCTGTAAATCCGGAATATATGCAAGAACAAGCGAAAGCGAAAGATGAGCCGGAATCTTGCGCTTCAAGCATTCCATGACGTCGCTCGATAAGAATGTGGAGTTATCATTTGGGAAGAGCTTCACATAAATTCTGCTATTTTTGAATTCAACAGAGGACGAGGCTCCGGTATATCCAAAAACAATATCTTTTATCTCCTGAGAGCCGATGTGGTTGCCGCCGATGAAGTACAAGGCGACGAGCTTGCGCCGCGCCTCGAGGGTGCGCTTCTGGTTCAGAGGGATACCGAGGAAAGTTTCCATCTGCGCCAGCGTATCCGTGTCCATCAGGGATACGAAGTTGTTGTTGACAACAGCGTCCACGCCGTCCTCGATTTCGTCCAGCCCGCCTCCGGCTGCGCGCCAGATAGCGTCCATCTCGAAAACATCCCGGTAGAACACCGGGTAGAATGTTTTCAGCTCCTCGTATGCGCTGGGGAATCCGTTAGGATACAGGGTTGGTTTCACTTACTGTCACCTCCCCCAAAACAAATACCTCCTCTTTTCCGGCCTCGACGTTTGCCGTCTGGCCGTTGAAACGGAGGTTTGCGTAGTCCAGCACTCCCAAGAGGCTGTAAATCGTGTTGCCGACCGTGCTGATGCGCAGGGTGGGCGTTTCGCTGTCGTCCGTGGTGAGGTTGATGCTCTTGATTTGAGCTTTGAGGGCCGTCTGCGCTGCGCTCCTGACGCTGGCGAGGTCTCCTCCCTTTGCAAGTGTCACGGAGAAAGAGATGTTGACCCTTTTCGCCGTGGCGGATGTCGCGGTGAAGTGCGCGCCGATGTTGGCCTGTCCCTCACCAAGGCCGGTCCCGCCCGGGTCGATGTACTCCTGTACGCGCTGCACAACAGCCTCAGACGCCGGGCCGCCCTCCGTGTCAATGAGAATGCCTTTGACCGTGTTCTCTCCCGCCCAAAGGGGAACAATGCGCGCACGGCCGACGCCGGAGATGCTCTCGCACCACGTTTTGTAATGCTGCTGGTTTCCATTTTCTGCCGGTCCAGCGATTTTCTCCTGTACACGCTTTCGGAGGCTCTCGTCGTCCTCGTCGTCTGCGCCCGGTTCGAGCTCCTCGACGATGGAGCAGGCCGTGAGGCTCCGCTGCGTGTCGGTCGGCACAACAGAGGTTCCGGCCGGAATGTCGTTCGCCTCCGTTCCGGCTTTCTCCGCCTCGATGTAGATGCCGAGGGCGTCATCCTGCGCCAGCACAAAATACTGGCCGCTGCAGAAGAAGCGCGTCCCGAGCTCCGGGAGTTCCCCGTCGTACTTGATGCGGTACTTTGCCGTCGCGGCTGCCTGCCGGTAAACGGCGTATTCCTCCGCCTTGAGCGTCAGGTAATCGCCGGTCGCCGTCACCAGAAACACCATCTCGAACACCTGTTCGAGGTCTGCATAGTATTTGGCGATTTTGAAAGCGATGCCTGCGACAGCATCGTAGAAGATGCTGCCCTGCCGGAGGTCGATTCCGTCCGGCGCGCGGCTCAAAATCTCCTCCAAAACCTTGTCGTAGGTCTGGGCTTCAAACACTCTATATCACCTCCTCGACCTCTGTGGTCCCGTAAATAGTGTCCGCCGTGAAGTGGACGTTGCAGGAATCCTCGTTGAACTCAAACTCAAAGTCATAGACTTTAAGAATCCGGCCGTCGCAGAGGAGTGCATCCTCCACAAGTCTCGGGATTTCCGCCCTGATGAGCTCCTCTGTCGCGTTCTCGTCCGTGACAGTGTCCTTGATTTCGCTGCCGTACTGGTTGTCGTAGACGAGGCAGTGGAAACGCGGAGTGAGGAGTGCTTTCAAAATAAACTGGTTGACGGCTTCGAGGCCGTCAACCTTTCCGACGATGCGCCCGGTATCGAGGTCGAGCTTGTAGGTGAGCGACGGCTGCTCTTTCTCCTCCTCGATGCCGGAAATAGGAATGGGAACAAATACTCTGCTCATACGATAGCCCTCTCAAGAGCGTAGTAGCTCTTACCGTCGTTGAAGCGGAGAAGGTAGACAGATTCGCCCGTCTTGAGCGCATTGTAAACGGTCAGCAGACCGCTCTCGATGGAAAAGGTTTTCAGCGAGTGGATGTGCGCACTCTCCTTGCTGCTCTCGACCTTGTGATAGTCTCCCACGGGCTTGTCCTTATCGCCCTCAAGCGGGCAGCCGACGAGGCCGGTCACCCCTCCGCCTCTGGAATCGAACAACTGGAACTTGTGGCCGTGCGCGCCTCCCACATGGGTGTTGCTGTCGATTTTGCCGTCCGCGAGGGCGATGTCTACTTTCACTTGATAGTCGGTCAGGTTCCGGGGGACGAGGAGCGCGCTGCCAGAGATTTCGAGCTTTTCGTCGTTCTCTATCTGGATGGTGAGCGGGCTCTCTTTCGTGACCGTGCCGACAACGATGCCGCCGTCTTTCGGCAGCATGGAGAGAAAGAGCTGCTTTAGGCTCGTCGCTTCATCCGGGTTCATGTGCAGCTCCTCCTATCCGATTTGACTGGCGTCCACCCATCCATAGACGGTGCTCTGCTTGTCCGTGTGGATGATGTGGTACGGGTGTTTTGCGTTCTTGCTCTTGGCGATGGCGGTGATTTTCGCCGGTCCCGCTTTCGGGCTGTTGGTCGGAGACGTCGCGGTGGACGCAACGTACTGGGGACCACCCGAAAATTGGACCTTATCGCCGACGGAGTGCGAGGTCGAGCTCTTTTCATCGCTCGCCTTTGCGCTCCGCTCGGTGTCTGTTGCCATGTTCAATGTAAGGCGCATTGCATGGTAGTTGCCCTTGAATGTGTGGGTATCCTCGTCTACATAGTAGCTGTTCGAGATGCCGAGCGGCCTGATGATGATGCACAGGCCGACGCCAGAAATGACGTTTGCCTGCCCGAGGCCCTCGATTGTCAGCGTTTTGCTGGGGAGCTTCTGCTCTGCGAGCATGGATTCAGCCATGTCCGTGAGGTTCGCCTCCTCGGTGTTGCTGTCGGGCGTGGAAATGTCCTGCATGATGCCGATGGTCTTTTCGAGCTCCGTGTCCGCCTTTTCGGCAAGCACTTTGTCCTCCTTAGACAGCAGCTTTATGCGGGTTTTCACCTTCTCGATGCTGCAAGTGTAGTCGTAGCTTATAAGGTTCCGGCCGGTTTCCACCACCCATTGCAGGATGCTGTCTTTCCGCTTTATCAAGCTCAGTTTCCCGTCGGCTGACGTCACATAATGCCTGATGCCGGTGGCCTTAAACGTGAGGCTCAAGGCGTCCAGAATAACATCGCAGGCTGTCGTTTTGGCCTTTGGCAGCTCCGAGATGACGTAGCCGGTGTCGGCCACATCCTTGTACGGAATCTGGAATCGGTCGCAGCAGTCCTTGAAGATTTCGGACGCTTTTTTCTGCTTGTAGCAAAAGCTGTCTTTGTTGTTCGACAGGTAGATACCAACGTCGTAGGCCTTGATGGTCATGGTCTTTTTCGTGCTCTGCCTCTGCTGCATGATGATGCCGCGAAACAGCTCTGCGCCCTCCCAATAAAAAACACAGTGGTTTCCCTTGGTGACATCAATGCCGGAACGGGCGTGTTTCCAGCCGTCATCGTCGATAAGCGATACGGAAAGAGTGCGCGCCGGGGAGCCCTTTCGGCCGCTCCATGTCGCGCTCTCCACCAGCTCGCTCATGTCGTAGGTGGTCTCGCCTTTTGTGACGAGGAATGTAATCTTGCTCATTGCCTCACCTCACGGGAGCTGCAACACCTGTCCGGGATAAATCAAATTCGGGTTTTTGAGCTTATCCTTGTTCAGGGAATAGATTTCTTTGTACCGGCCTCCGTCGCCGAGGGTCGATTTCGAGATGTTGTAGAGGCAGTCTCCGGGCTTGACCGTGTAGGTTTTCGCCTGCACTCGGTTGTCTGTCCGGGTGGAGCCGCCGGAGACGGTCGCAGTTCCGGTCGAGCTGACTTTGACCTGCCGGATTCTGACCTCTCTGTACTCCTTGAGCTTGATTTTGTAGTAGATGCTCCCGGGGTCGCCGCCTTTTCTGTAAGGCTGCAAGCTCTGGATAGCCGCGTAGAAGTTTACGCGCGTTCCGGTCAGGATGAGGTGCACCGGCTTCGCGCTGATTTTCCACTCGAAAAGCCGCTGCATCATCGCATCCGGTGACGACAGCATAAATGGCGTCTGGATGCCCGGAAAATACGCGGCTGGAAAAAAGCTGTCCCACGATACCTCCACGGCCGCCCGGTCCTGCAAAACGAGGATTTCGCCGAGGCCACTGATGGTGACGCTCGTGTTCTTCGTCCCGTGAGTGACGTCGAACTTCGTCGGCAGAACAGGAAAGCGCAGTTTCTCGCGCTCTCCGTTGTGCGTAATCCAGAGCTGCATGCTGCTCTCAAAAATCATAGGCGAGGTCTCCTTCCTCGAAGATTTCACCCTTGATGATGCTCATAAGGACTGGCTTTGCATGGCGCGTCAGAATGTCGAGGACGGATTCCTCATTCATGCCGCCGACGTCGATGGAGCCGCTGCCGTTGATTTCGATGATAATGCGTTTGACGGTCTCGCCAATGCTGGGCGCGTCCGAGGAGGAGGCCGGGGCCTCCTGCTGCGCGTCGCTGGCGGCCGGGGCAGTCGTGTTGACCGGGGCCTCCTCTGCGGGTGCAGCCTCCTCCGTAGTCTGCGCCTGCACCTCCGGTTCGACGTACTCAATACCGGTGGGCTGTGCATCAGAGCCCTGCCCGTCAGCCGTGAGATAGGAATACTCCTTGACGGCCTCCATACCCTCCGGCAGGTCATTCTCCGGGAGCGGGCTTGCCGTGGGCTCCGGGGCGTTCGTGGCGTTTTCCGCGCTGTTCACGGCTGCGAGGATTCTTTCGGTCTCCTGCGTGGGGAACACCTCGGACCCACGCGCGCCGATGATAAGCTCGGGGCCCTCCTCACCGGCGATGTAGACGTCCTCCTGTGCGGACAGAGTGCCGTTCGCGTGACCGGCGACCGTCGTGGTGGTTGGCGTCGTTGTCGGCGCAGTTTTCAGGTGGGAGGCGGCTGCGCTCGCAACAGCCTCCGCTGCGCTCCCGGCCTCGCCGGTCATGGAACGGATGGCATCGCAGTAGGCCTTGATGGTCGCCTGTGCTGCTTCTTTGGCCTCGTCGGCCATCTCCATTTTTTCGACGGTTCCGGTCATCGTCTGCTCGATGTCCGACATCGTCTTATCGAAGTCGGTCTCCATCTTGGCGATGTTGTCCGCAAAGGCGTCTTTTGCCTTTTCGGTCTCCTCGAACTTGGAGTTAAACTCGTCCACGAATTTGGAGGCTGCTGCGGGCATACCCTCGGTGCTACCGCCCAGCTTCTCGATGTTCTGGATGATGGCGTTGATGTAGCCCGCGCTTTCCTCGCTGCCATCACTCAACGACTTAATCAGGCCGTCATCGAGGCCGTATTCTGCGGCCTTTTTGAGGTTTTCAGAGTAGAGGTTGAGGTAGTCCGTCTGGCTCTGCATGGCCTTTTCCATATCGCTGATGGAAAGTTCCGACGAGGTTTTCATCGTGTCGAACAGACCGATTTGTCCCTCGATGCTCGTCCGGGCCGATTCGTATGCCTTGTCGTAGGCTGCGGTCAGCTCGTCGAGAGCAGACTGCGCGGAGCTCGTAGCCATGCTGACGGCTTCGTCATAGGTGACGGTCTGGTTCTGCGCGTCCTCGACCGCCTGCGCGACGCCAGTCCACTCGCTTTTGATGTCAGCAAGTGTCTGCTGGTTCTCGTCGTAGGCGGCTTGCAGCTCCTCAAGGGATTTCTTGTACTCGTCGATGTCGGAGGTCCATGCAATCCACGGGCTGTCCTCCGTCCAGAATCCCATCCCGTTGACCCAATCGCCGGTAACATCGTCTTTCCTCATGCCGCGCCGCTGACGCTCCGCATCGAGGTTTGCCTCCGCTTCGGCAATTTGCTGCGTGAGGTCGGCCTGCTCTTTATACAGGTCAACGTAGGTCTGCATTTGCTCCGCCTTGCGTTCCTCGTCAGCCTGCGCTTTTGCAGCTTTCTCGAGTGCCTCGACGGTCGCGTCTACGCTCTCGGTCACGCCGTCGTAGGTCAGGCCGAGACCCGGGACGTCGGCGTTGAGCTGGTCGATGATGGCTTTCATCTCCGTGTAGCTCGCGGTGGTCTGCGTGTTCTGCGAGGCCAACTCCCCGAGCCGCTGGGTCAGAGCCAGTGTGCCGAGCTCTTGGTCCTTGATGCTCGAGGTGGAGCTGTTGTAGGCGTCCATGACCTTGTTGTGGCTCTCGACGAGGCCGTCGCACTCCGCCACAAACTCCTTGACGGTCTGCCGGTTGGTTTCAAACTCGTCGTTGAGCTGGTCGAGCTGGTAACGCAGGCTGTTGGCCGCTTCGGAGTTCTCGCCGTACTGCTCACAGGCTGCATTGTACTGGTCGTTCAGCCTCTGCAGCTCGTCGTTCTGGTCACGGCAGGTGGCCGTCATGCCCTCGTACTCGTCGCTCTGCGTAATCAGCACTCCGGTCAGGGTAACGGCCGCTGCTGTAACAGCAACGATGCCTGCTGCCGCGAGGACGTAAGGGTTAGCCGCCAGCGTCGCGGTGAATGCCTCCGTCACGAACTTCGCAGCCGTGGTTGCGAGGTTGTAGGCAGCCAGCGCGCCCGTGAATCCGCCCACGCCGACCGCAATGGCCGAAATTGCCGCCACGACGGCCGGGTGCTCGTCCACAAAATCACTCATGCCCGCAAATACGTTGGTGAATCCCTCGTATACCTGCGTGAGCGCGGGGTTGAGCACATGGCCTTGAATACGACTTTCAGTGTTGCCATGTCGGTCCTCCTATCGCCTTATAGGGACGAGCTTCATGGTATCCCTTCTGCACGGGCGCGCGCTTTCCTCCTCCTCGGAGGCGATGTAAAAGAGCTTCTGTCTCCGGCTCATTCGGTCGAACTCCTCCGGTCGGAGACCGTGCCGCTGCCAAAGTACATGGGCCCAGTACGTCTCGCTGCCCGCGCTGCGAATCAGTTTTTTGCGTCGTCGATTTCCTTTTCATCGGCCTGCTTCTGCTCCTCCTCGGAGAGCTGACCGCCGATGCCAAGCAGAGCCATGACGACGCGGGTGACATGAGCAAACTCGTCGGCGCGGGAGAAAACCTTTTCCGGCATCTGGGTGATGTCCACGCAGTTGTAGTACTTCATCAGCTCCGGGTCGTCCAGCTTGGGGTACTGCAGGGCCTCAACGAGGATGTGACGGGTGGCCTTTGCATTGTCGCGCTCGTCGCGGAAAACCACGTTGCCGCCGTTGATGTAGGGATTGCCCTTCTTGTCCAGCGCGACAGTGTGGGTGTGGTACCCCTCATTGATGGCGCGGATACGCTCAGAGGAAAGCACCTTGACCTCGAGCTGGATGACCTTGCCGTTCTCGTCCTTAAAGCTCTCCGGGGCCGGTACGGTGACGACCTTCTCCACCTCTGCTGCCTCGCGCATAAAATATTTCAGGTTCTTGCTCATAGCTGTCTCCTCCAAAATAAAAATCGGAGCCCCTCCACCTAGGAGAGGCTTCGCCTGTATGCTCCCGACCAAAATGTCGGGAGGTTAGATGATGTTCTTGATGTTGAAGTTGATGACGTCATCGACCACGCTGCCGCTCTCTGCATCCAGTGCGGTCAGGGGAAGGTCACCAGTCAGGACGCAACCGACGCAGGTCACGACATCGGAGCCGTGGGCTGCATAGTAGTCAGAATTAGCGTCGTCCATGATGCCCTGAATCACGAACTCGGGCGTCGCCTTGGTTGCCTGATACTCCTTGATTTTGGTCTTGAGCCAGTTGTTGGTCCGGCGACGGGTCATGCTGCCGGTGATGGTCGCGCCAACCCAGCGGGTAGACGGAGTGGTTTCGTTCAACTGGCGGCCGGTCCACGTCTCCGGGGTGAAGTTGATAGTCATCTTCACGCCGTCCATGACCTCGACGCCGTCGATAAGCGCATGGCCCTCGCGGAGGCTAATAGGGTTTTTGTTGTACTGCATAACTTACCTCCTGCTGCTTTAGCGGGTCTTGACGGTGAAGAACAGCTTCTCGGCAGAATCCACAGGCTGGATTGCGACGATGAAATAAACCTCGTCGCCGCTGCTCAAAGATTCGTCGATTTTGAAGTCCGCGTCATAGTCCACGTTCTTGATGGCCCCCATATCCTCGTACTGCTTGAGGATGGATTGGCCGATGCCCTTCATAGCGGCGTAGCCGGTCGGGCTGTTGTCGTACTTGTTGGGCGGGAAGTTATTCTGGATGGCCTCCTGAATAGCGTCCAGAGTGCGGATAACGCGGTTCTTGCTGTACGTCTTGTCCTTGGGCTTCTTGAAAGAGACCAGAGAATTGATGTCGTACTCGATGATGACGTTGCCCGCCTCGGAGTAGGAGAAGAACATCTCGCCGTTCTTGATGGCCGCAATGGCTGCTTCGTTGTCCTTGGGGTCCACGATGCCGGTCGCGCCGTTGTAGACCTCGTAGGTGTTAGACTTGATGCAGCTTGCGGATGCGGTGATGCCCGCAACGAATGCGCAGGCCTCCGCGTGGGTCAGCTCAACGCCGTCAACAACAACAGAGTTGGTGACATTGATGATGCCCTCGTGGTCAGGGCTCTTTGCGTCCGGCAGAACCGCATTCACGCCCTTGCCCATGCTCTCGCGCATATACTTGATTTTGGTTCTGACCGCGGTCTGCAACGTGTCATCGGTAACGGGGAAGCACAGAGTATTGAACTTGATGCCCTCCATCTTGTCCACAAACGCGGTGACGTCGCCGTTTGCGCTGGTGACGTTCGTGCCGCCTGCCAGCTTCACGCCGGATGCCGCTTTCAGGTCGCCCGTACCGGCGAACTTCACCAGCTTGTCGTCTGCTGCGGCTGCAATCAGCTCCTCGACGGTCTTGACGCCCTCGTACACAGCGGTGGCATCAGCATCCAGATACACGGTGACGTCAAAGCCGCCGACGGGGTTTGCGACGACAGAGACGTGAATATCGTTGCCGCGAGTGCCGCCGTACTTGGCCGTTACGGTCAGCGGAGCAGCGGCTCCGGTTGCGGCCGTGCCGCTCTCCGTGATGTAGACGATGACCTTGGCAGCCTTTTTGAATGCCTCGCGAATCAGGCGCATCTTATCGTTTGTCGCGTCGTAGACGCTGCGGCCGAGCTCCACACTGTAAGCATCCGGGGCCGCTGCCGTCAGGGTGATGGGCGTCTTGGCGGGGCCAAAGTCGTAGCCAATCAGGGGCAGCAGCACGATGCCGCGCTCAGAGTTGCCGACGGTGTCGTTGCGGTC